TGGAGTTATCCCTGCTCGTCGAACATATCGATCAGATTATCGCGCTCCTCTCGTAAGGAGCGCTTATTTTTTTGTTTCTTCATACCCGCTCACCTCCGATATCGAGTTTGCTAATACGAATATATATTAGCAAACTCGATATGTCAATAGTTTTTTGAAATTTATATTTATTTTGTCGATATTTTATTGACCATATGTTAATATTGGTTAAACTAATATCGAGTAGGAGTGATTTCGTTGAATCGAATTAAGGAAATTCGCAACCTCAAATGCATAAGACAAGTAGATTTGGCTCGCATTCTTGGCATTTCACAAAGCACCCTTTCTACTTGGGAAAGCGGTCGATATGAGCCCGATATCGAAGCTATCAATCATCTGGCCGACTTTTTCGGCGTAACGGTGGATTACCTGCTCGGGCGAGAGGAGCAGGTAAAAAAAGAAAGCCCCGCTCCCCCGGTGGAGAGCGAGGCCGATTTGGCACGCAAAAAACTGTATTCTATGCTCGAAGGTATGAATGAGGATCAGCTCGAAAAGCTTCTTGCCATTATCGACCTGATCGCCGGAACATAGGGATTTTTGCAATGATTTTTTCATTGATATACTCTGTTACATTTGGCATTTCTTTTGCCATACTTTCTTGTTATTTATATCCGCGGAACGCGTTCGGTCCTTTCGGGTTTGGCCCGTTTCCTGACGAACAGCATTTAGCCTCTATATTAGAGCGTTCTAATCCGCGCGCGTATCAGGAACTTCTTTCCTCGTATTTGTTTTTACATGATATGCGTCAAAACTATCATCGCGCAAAGCAGAGACTTGACGAGATTTTCAATCCTTTTAATTGCAACCCTCAAATCACATTATTTTGTGTTACTTTTCTTTTCGTAATCACTCTAACGGAAATGCTTTCATTGCATTCTTCCTCCAGATTACCGTTTCTTTGCGCACTTCTTTTTGTCGCGGTGTTTATATGCTGCCGGTATTGCTTTTTCTGGCTCAAACGCCATAATCTTCCCGGGATCTATCCAAATTATGATGATACCGATTATTGTCCCGATCCTCCTGACCCTTCCGTTACGATATACTCTTTTTCAGGATATGAACCGCAGGCATTTTATGATTATATTTCCTTTGAAACCAATCGTGTGCGTCAAATTGTTGAAATACGAATCAAATATGCAGAAAAAATCACGTTTCTTAAATATCGAGGAATTGTTTTGTTCATAGTCTGGATTCTTTCTATTTTTATTCCACTTATTGTTTTGTGAAAACCGCTGCCGTATTTCTACGGCAGTGACCCGCTTTGTTGTTCTTTTTCCCTTTTCCGGCTTGTTTCATAGGCCGCAAGCAGGCGCAGCACTTGCGTATCGCTCAGCTTGCTGATCCTCTCCGCGCATGCGGTGCGCAACGCCGCTATCCTTTCGTCGTTTTCCATGCTTGCAGCTCCTTTTTGTAATATCTACATATTAGAACAATTATTCGAAAACTTCAATCCTGCATAATTCACAAAATGCAACGTTAAAATTTGGCATGGGTGTGACGTTTTCAAGCTGCAAAGTCCGGATTATTGGACGGCTTTTGTGCTATGGGTGCTCTGCAGGAGCCTTGTATATCGCAGAACACTTCTCATTTGCTCAAGCGTCAGACCTTTCATCATGTCTGCGATCTCCGACGCGCATCTGTTCATAGCTGCGCGTTTAGAGGTTTTATGTATTTTTACTTTTCGATGCACGGTAACTGTCATTGAAATCCCCTCCGTTAATATTGCGCATTGCCGCATTTTTATAAAACGAGCCGCGGAGCATCGGTCGCCAAACTTACTGCCCCACGGCTCTAGCACTAAGGCTGGTTTCAGCCTATATCAACCCCCGCAAAAAAGCAAGAAAAACGGATGCTACTTTTGCGTATCACCTTGTTATTGCATTGGTATCGTCTGCGACATTGGAGGTAAATTGTGGCTGAAAACTTGATTTATGCACTCGAAGATCCGGATGAACTCAATGCAGAAAACCTTACCATTGAAGTATCTTCGGAGAAACCATTCAACAAATGCCTATCCTGTGAGTATCTCGGAAACGGATGTAGTGGACCCAATCTGAATGCAATGACTGTAGAACGCGCCTGTGAATTTTTGCAGTTGCGTCGTATGCAGCTCGGCTTTACCTATCAAAAAACTGCAGATATCACCGGGCTTTCTTTGATTACAGTCAAGAGGATACTAACCGGTAAAGTCAAAGATCCCTCGTTTGTTTCCATGCAGTTGCTTACGTTCGCGCTTGTCAGCGATCCAAAAGGAAAATATCCCTGTGCGATGCATCTGTTTACAAAGGAAACTGAGGACGCAGTAGCCCGCTGCCGGGAAGCCGAGGAAAAGCTTGCCGCCGCAGAAGTTCAGCACGCAAAGGCGTTGGATGCAGAGCGCCGCAAACTCGATTATGTTTTGAAAATCGAAGCGCAAAAAGAAGAACAACTTCACGAAAAGGACAAACTGCTGCAGGAGCGGTATAACTTCCTCAAGCAGAAAGACCGCGCGATCACGATTTTATCTGTTCTGCTTGGCGTTTCCGTCCTCTTGTTCATTGCCGCGCTTGTCGTAGACTTTTCAAATCATGATGTTGGTTTCTTCTGGCGTGTCTCAGCAATGTGGAAACCTTAACCGTATAGATGGAGGCTCCTTATGTCAGATTTGAAAATCGCTGCGGCATATATCCGTGTTTCAACGGATGATCAGGAGGAATACTCCCCTGACTCGCAGTTAAAAATATGTCAGAAGTACGCAAAAGAGCACGGCTATATTTTGCCGAGTGAATTTATCTTTCAGGATGATGCTATTTCCGGCAGTTCTGCACGACGCCGTAACGATTTCAACCGCATGATCGCTTTTGCAAAAGAAAAGGATCGCCCTTTTGATGCGATCCTGGTGTGGAAGTTTTCACGTTTTGCAAGAAACCGGGAAGAATCTGTTTTTTATAAAGGTCTGCTTCGCAAGCACGGTGTTTCTGTCGTCTCTGTTTCTGAACCAATCATTGATGGACCGTTTGGCACGCTGATTGAATCGATTATTGAATGGTTTGACGAATATTATCTGATCAATCTTTCTACGGAGGTTAAGCGCGGAATGCTGGAAAAATTCACCAGAGGTGAGGCAATGGGTACCGCAGCATATGGCTATCAGATTGACAGCGAACATAAAACCTACACAATCGACGAGCCCGCCGCAGCGATCATTCGCGATATTTTCCATTCCTATGCCGACGGCGAGGGCTGCCGCGCCATTGCCACGCGCCTGTCGCATCTCGGTGTGCGCACGCGACGCGGAAATGCTCCGGATAACCGTTGGGTTGAATATATTCTCAGAAACCCGGTCTATATCGGGAAAATCCGCTGGTCAAAAGAAGGCCGCGCAGCATCCAAACGGCATTACGATGATCCCAATGTCGTGATTGTCGATGGAAAGCACCCGGCTATCATTGACGCATCCACATGGGATCTTGTTCAAAGCAAATTGGATGCGCAAAAAGCTGCCTATCGAAAGTATCAGCGACCGGAACAGCCTGTTGACTGGATGTTGAAAGGCTTGCTCCGTTGCAGCTCATGCGGCGCAACGTTGGTGCTTTCCGCTCGCAAAACCGGTGTGCAGTGTCATAATTATGCCGCAGCACGCAACTGCTATGTTTCCCATTCTCTTACGCTTTCCCGCGCAAACGCGGCTGTCGTGGATGGCCTTCGCATGGCTGCTGCATTGAAAGAATTTAACTTGACGCCCGATGTGCATCGGGATCGCGCATCCGCTCCCTCTGTAGATTACACGCGTTTAATCGAACTTGAACGAAAAAAGCTGATTCGCTGTCGGGATGCCTACCAGGCCGGTGCCGATACGCTGGATGAATACAGCGAGAACAAACGCCGGATCAACCAAACAATCCGCCAGCTGGAGCAGCAAGCCGCTGCGCAGGCGGTCCCCGCGGACATCGATCCGGACGCCTTTGCAAAGAAGGTCCTCGCTGTTGCGGAATTCGTTTCCCGCAGCGATGTTTCGGAATCTGCCAAAAACGAAATGCTTCGCACTGTTGTATCCTATATCGTATTCAACCGCCCCGAAAACCGCCTTGACATCTATTTCTATGCTTAATTTTTCCTTTACCCGCTTGTATATCTATTTTCACTAAGGTGGACCATATTTCAATTCAATATACTAAGATCACAGAATTATTAACGAAACAGCGGCACCCGAAACCGGATGCCGCCTTTCAGTTATTTTACCACATAAATGAAATACGCAGATGCTTTATCTTCAACAGCGTCTTTGTCGCAAATCCAAGCCTTTGCCATTTCAGCAAGAAAATCCAGATTGTTGCCGATTCCGAATTTTGAAAACACCTTTCCATAGTCGCTGTGCACTGCGTTGAGCACTGCCCAAAATTCGTATGGATCGCAGTGAATGCCGCGTTCCTCCATGATTTTGCGTGCATGTTCAAGCGAGAACTTTTCGCCTTTTGCTCCGTCCTCGCCTTCCATGTTTTCAACCCATTCTTCGGCCATGCGGCGGTTGAACTTCGGAAGTGCGTTGCTTTCGCCTTTGCCCATCTGGTAATGACCACCGCCCCCACGCCGCATTTCATCGCGGGGATTGTACTCATAATTGGAGCGGTATTCCCGATCCATTTCCCGTGGGAACTGCTCTTCATCCATCGAGAAACCAATACGGCGCGGGTAAGCCATTCGTTCCTCGTTTCGATAGGAGCCACCACCGCCGCGATACTCGTTGTTGTATTCGCTGTTGTAGCTCCCACGCATTTCATAGCTCATCTCATTTTTGGGCATATATCTGCCGTCACGACCTCTGCGGTTTTCCATTTCGTAACGATCTTCATAGCCCATGTCGCCGCCGTTATAGGTGTTTCTGGTTTCCCCCTGGCTGCGAAGATACATTCTCATGCGTTCGTTCATATTACCACCTCCTTATGTCGGTGCAGTGCCATCAATGGCCGTCAGATTGTTGTCCGGTGTGCAACAGATCCGCCCAAGCAGTTGGAATGCGCCACCGGCTGCGGACGTTGCAACACGAACCGCATACCGTGTTCTTGTACGGAGTCCAGCTGCGACAACCTGAGATCCATTGCACCGAAGCAACGGATATGTTTCGGTACCGTCGCCAATCGTGATTACAACCGGCGCACTGATGGTAGCCGTGTCCGGGATCGTCTGTGCAATCACAATGCAATATCTGCCGCAATTTTCATAGCTGCCCGCAGGGATATTGACCGTCAGTGTGTCGGCTGCGAAAGTCACGGCCTGACTGATCACAATTCGCGGGCAAAGTCTGCAATTATATTTCGCCATAGTAAACCTCCTTGAAACTCAGAAGCGGTGAGCAACTGCCCACCGCTTCGATGTCAGTCACCCATAATTGATGGGGATTTCGTTATACGCCGCAACCGCAACCGCAGGAACCGCCGCCGAAACCGTTGCTGCCCACACAGTACGGATACGGAGCCGGCACACTGTAAGAGGGAATCGGCACAGGTGCGATCTCGTTACGAAGCTGCTGATTCTGCGCAGTGATGAACGTAGTCAGATATGCATTCTGACGATCCTGCGAAGCAGATCTGCGCAGTTCCTGATTCTCGGCCTGCAGCGAAGAAATCTTGTCATTCACGAGGAAGTCAAGAATGCTTCTGGTGTTGCAGTTCTGATTTTCGATGATGTCGCGCGTGCTGTTCTGAATCACATTCCGCGTATCACATGCCTGAGTCGCCATGTCATACCGCACCTGTGCGATTGCAGAACGGTTTTCGCAGCAGCATTCAGAAAGCTGCCGAGCGAGGCCGCAGAGGCCGTTGTCTACGCCGTGGAAGCCATTCATGAGCGTGTTGTTCAGCGCATAGGTACTGTCGCAAATGCCCTGCTGGATGCCCCGGATGCCGTTTTCGACATTGTTCATGGTAAAGCCGTCATAGATTGCGGTTCTGGTTTCAGCGCCGCCACTGCCGCCATAGCCACCAAAGCCGCCGTTGCCCCAGCCAAAGATCATTGCGAAGATGATAAGCGCCCACCAACCGTCACCGCCAAACATGCTGTTGTTGTTGCCGGAATCCTGACCGAGAGCATAGCCCATTGCAAAGTTATCTTCTGCCATATTGTTTTCACTCCTTCAGTTATAAATTTTTTATTCACATCGGGATGCGCGCCGCCCGATTGTGTCGGTTCACCACGCTTTTTATCAAGATGCGTCAACTGAAGGTGTTCAATTGTTATCTGAGGCCAAACATTTGCTGTAATTCCGCAATATTGATGTTCCGCTCTTTCGCCATGTTCTGTGCGATCTGCTGCAGCTCCTGCGAGCTTTTACCCCGGATAATTTGCATGGCCTGTGCTGCACGCGGGTCATTCATGGCCATTCTCTGCATAACCTGCATGGGGTTCTGACCGCCGCGTACAGCGCTCATAATCTGCATCATCGGATTATTCATCATGCGCCTCCCTCCAATCTGCCGAGCACATCGGCCTTAAAGCTGTTAAATTCTTCCATTGTCACAAACTGCGCAGCACTGTCGTTCGGCTGACGGTATCCGAATTCCAGAAAATCGGATGCGCCGGTGTTCGGGTTGAATCGCTTAAGGTAAATCACGCCATGGCCAAGATCCGGCATGATCGTGCCCGCTGCCAGAAAGTCCGTCTGCATCGCCAGTGCTTCTTCCCTGCTCGTTACCGGTCGGCAGGAAAAGGATGCCTGCGGCTGCATGGTCTGCTGCGGCTGTGAATAGCTGCTCTGTGTCGTCTGCTGATACGGATAGTACGGTTGATAATTATAGGGCTGATAGGCCATATGAATCCCTCCTTATGAATCGATGATAAACCTTTCGGATCAATTGCAACATGGATAGAATCCGTAAATAAACAGTAAAAAAAGCCTCCCCGAAGGGAGGCTATCAGATGTATTTCTCAAAGTATTGTAGCGTCGAGTATTGCAGTAGTGTCTTGTTGCGCGGAATATTGGGGAGGCGTTTTGCTTTTTTATATTCCACTATGTATTTTTCCAGCTTTTGTTTCAAAACGTGTTCTTTCCCACGAAGCGCATTAAATTCTGCAGGACGTATTTTAGGCTTTCTTGTGTTGTCAATGTATCTTTTCTCATCCAGTATTACAACCGATTTTGAAAAATCGACTCCGCAATGATTTGCTTTATCTGTCCACAATGCATATCCGTGGCTAATATTTGACCGAAGCGGAACACCAAACAGAAGACCATTCAAGCGAACTGTTATGAGGATATAAGGGCGATCGGCTTTTTGTTCAATCTCCGGGCAATTTAGATAGTCCCTGAAAAAGGCGGGTGCCAAAAACACAGATTTGATCATAACGGCTCCTAACGAAAAAGCGGCCTCTCTTGCGAGAGGCCATCTTCAAAGTGAGCTTTCTTTTGATTACCCTGCTTGCGCTCTACAAGCAGATCAACTCAGTGAGCTTTCTTTTTCCCCGTTGGCTCGCGCTCTACGAGCTTCTCTTCCTTATAAACACGGGTAGGTGTAGATTTTTATCTACACCTACAGTATATTCCCCGTTCGATTATTTGTCTATTCGTATTTTGTACTTATTTTGCATTTTTTTGTCTTTCACGCATTATTCAATTTCCATAAGACGCTGCATCCACCAGCGGCCTGACCACGAAACCCATATTTTGTCCTTTGCGGATCTGCTCCATTTCTGGATAGCTTCCACACTGACATCCAGCACTTCCGCAGCTTTTTCGTGGGTAAGGCCACGACGCAAACAGAGATCAATTGCAGTTCTCTCGCAATCTTCAAGGTTTACCAAACGCAAAGCAATCTCCACAAAATCGGCATCCGGACTCTGGAGAATGGCGCGGATCTTTCGATCCTGCGCCTTTTTCTCTGCGTTCTTCACTTTGATTTCGTGGACAATTGCCATTTGTCAAACCTTCTCCGTATACTGCAGGCTGATCCAGCCGTTCCGTCCTTTTTCGTATGCTTTCAGAAGTCCCCAACCGTCAATTTCTTCCACGACGGTGTAAACGCCGCCGTTGGCAATCGTCTGCACAACCGGGTAACTTGTCGAGGGGCCTTTGCGGATGTTCAGGGCGCTTGCGGTAATGCGCACGGTGTATACCTTCTTGGGGTACACCTGTTTGCCGTCCTTGTCGAAAACCGCATAGCCGGGTTCACAGGCCGCGATAGCATAGTCCAGAATCTTGTAAGCGCCGATCTGACTTGCGGCATCTTCCCATGTCTTGCGAATACGGTACATCTGCTCCGCATCAGGCTGTGCGGGCTTCTCCGGCTCCGTGGGCGTGGTTCCGTTCATGGCGGCTGCAACGTCCCTGCGGAAAGTCTCCATTGTGTACGGCATGCCCAGCCCCTTCCAGATGTGCTCCGGATCGATATGGTTTGTGTTCGAAAGCCCGCGCTTTGAAATCTCACCGTGCGTCCAGATGTCCGTGTACGGATTCCAGCCGTATTTTTCGCACAGCTGTGCAAACAGCTTCACCGCATTGTTGTATGTCGCGGTTACATATGCCTCGGCAGCAACGCGATCTTTTACGATAAAGCCGCCGCCGGTTCCCTGGTTGGCATCCTTGGAGACAATAGAATCCGGTTCGCACATTTCAAGGCCAATCCATTTGTCATTGCCAGGGGAGCCAATGTGCCAGCACTTGTAGGAATCATACAGCGCCTGAATTGTGATTTTATCGTCGCAAACATAGTGCGTGATATAGTCCGATCCTCGGCTCTGCCAGCCGTCTCGCAGCTTCTGTGCGCTCGGCTGCGTTACGCCGATGGAATGAAGAACAGCGCCCTGCGGTTTGATGTAAACCGGCTTCTTATAGCGCCCGGAGGATGTAACAATCTGAATGCTGATATCAGCCATACGATCACTCCTTTGCACGCATCTGCTTGGCGATCTGGTTTGCACCGGTCGCGCCAAGGCCGCTTACCACGCCGACAGCTGCCGCCGTTACGAGATCATTGGCCGGGAAATCGGGCATGATAAACATGCCGGCGATGCCGAGACAGAGGCCAAGCAAGCCAACGATAACCGGAATCCACTTGTTGTCGAGCGGCGATGCCTTTACGACCTGACCGACAAAATAGCAGATCACGGTGATTGCTGCCACACCGGCGATTCCAAAATTTTCCATAGTGTTTTCCTCCTTATTAAAGTCCGATTTTTGCGAGAGCAAACCCGATCAGCGCGGCCGCGACAGCCCAGACAATCTTATCCACGAGGCTGTCCCATCGCTTTGCGGGTTTCTCTTTCATATCTTCCACTTCCTTTGTCAGCACGGAAACGTTGCCTGCCATAGATTTCATCTGTTCTGCAAGCACCGCCACGGATGACGCAAGATTATGAATGACGCTGTTGTCTTTTTCGAGCTTTTCAATTCTCGCTTTGTTTCGATGCGCTGCGTCTGCGACCTCCTGCAGTCGCATGACAAGCTTTTCCATTTCCATCGGGTTCCACCTCGTTTATTGATCATATACAAAGCATAGCAGAGAAAGAGGGGCTTATGAAAGCCCCCCTCCCTACTGTTAATGCCATGGTGCCTGATATAGCTTGCTTGATGCCCACCCGTTTGCAAAATAGAGTGCATCTTTTTGTTCCACTGTAAGCGGGTAAGAATTGATTATATCCATTTTTTTGTTCTTGGCGCTGTTTGAAATTGGTTCCCCGTTTTCATCTTTGTCATTGACGATATCTTTTGTCAGTTCGAGGATCTCAAAGTATACATCCAGCGGCACGTTTACTGCGGCACAAAATTCGTTGTAATCTCCAACGTTCGATGCATTCGCGTTGTCATATCCCTGCTCCTGCAGGTCGTATGCCTGAATTTGTACATCCGCTTCTTCGCTGCTCATGCCGCCATAGGAGATAAGCGCAGTTCGCAGCTTACTTTCCGAGATTTCCCCCGTCTTGTAAAGGCTGCTTCGATCATCGTATGCCCAACCGTTTTGCTTTTCAAACGTCCACTCTTTCACGCTCTGGGCAGCCTCGTCGGTGTTTTTGCCGCCGTACTGCGTGAGTAGTTTCTGCGCTTCCGCCTCATTGATTGTCGGGCCATCGTATGCGCCTTCTTCTGTGTCGGCGGCGATGAACCATTCTTTCGCAAATGTTCGAACTTGCTTTTGTACCGCATCTTCCGTTTTGCCGTGCGACGTTAGCTCGTCAATTGCTTCCTCGATTCCGCTTCCGCTCTGCAGCGCATTGGAAAGATTGCTGTATTCGGAATCGCTGTCTGCATCGGCATTCTGCAACGCCCAGTATGCCTGATTCTCGTCCTTGCCGCCGTATGTGACATAGTAGCTGATTGCTTCATCTTCGCTGATCTCGCCGTCAAGGTACAGTTGCTTGATGTCGCCGTAGTCGTATCCAGTCTCGCGGTACATTGTCCATTCCTGTACAATTGCTTCCGCTTCTTTCTGCGTCTTTCCGTCGTACTCAACAAGCAGTTCCACTGCCCGCTCAGCATTGATTTTGATGCCGTCATACGCGTCTCCGTTTTCGTCCGGCTTTTGCTGGAAGCCCTGCCGAATTGCTTCATGGATTTTTTCCGCAACCGTATCATCGCTCACACCGTGATCGGTAAGCTTTTTGCTTTCCGCATCAACATTGCGGCCAGTCAATACGGCTGTCTGCAGTCTTTCATACTTGCCGTTTCCGTCCAGACCCATAAGGATGAAATACGCATCGTTTTTGTTCTTTCCGAACTTCACAAGCAGATCAATTGCTTCGGACTGTCTCAGTTCTCCGGTTTCAAAATCATCCTTCACGCGCTGAATCATGGCTTCATCAAAGTCAGTCGCGGCCTGTTCCATAGCTTCCTTCTTTGTGATCTCGCCGCTCTGGTATTTGTCCTTTGTTTTCCAGCTATAATCCTCGATCTGCTTTCGCATCAGGTCATAGCTTTCATCGTCGTCACGAATCGCTGCATCATACGCAGCATCATAGTCCGCACTTCTGCGTCCCGTTTTGCTGGTCTGCGTGGTAAGTCTGCGGTACCAGTATTCGGCTTCTTCCTCCGGAAGTATGGCACTGAGCGTGTTCAGCAGCCCAATGCGCCCGATGTTTCGGACATTGTCCCACGGCACACCGACAACCTTTGCCGCCGTGGACAGGAAGCTTTCGCCAAGCCGCCACATATCCAGTCCCGGATCTGCTTTGTTGTCAAAAATTTCATCGACAGAGTTGTACAGCTTTTTGATGGACGTCAACAGATCATTTACCGTGGAAACAGACGAAGCTTCAAAGCCGTAATAAATCTGATCTTCGGGCAGTCCGGCAATAAAGTCATAGATCTGACTGCCCCAAACTATCGATCCTGCGCCAGCAGAAAGCAAATTTTTCCCAGCAGCTTTTAGCATCAGTAGCATGGACAGCTTCCCTTCTTCGTTCTCGTATTCTTCCTTTTTCCCGCGTAGAAGATTGTATAGAATTGCAATTGTGCTGCTCACAATTTCGCTCGCAATAAGCCCGGAAAAGGTGCGGGCAATACCATCTTTTGCGGCTTTAGCAGATGCTTTCGCAGATTCAAGTTCATTCTTCGTTTCATCAGTCAGCATTCCTGCTTCCCGCTCTCGGTCTGCTTTCTCCTGCGCCGCCTGCAGATGTCTCTTTTGGTCATTCAAATTTTGCACGCTGTCATAGGCGGAATTGAAAACAAGATAAGCCTGCGATTTGAACATGTTGAATTGGCGCCAAAGTGCATTGGTGGATCGAATCGCCTGCGGTCTGTGCATGATCGCATTATCCGGCTGCGTTTTCTGGATGATTTCGCCAAAGATCTCTGCAACCGCGCGATAGTATTCATCCGTATTGATCTTCAATTCCTTGTACGTATCCCGGATGTAGCTTTCCGAGGCAAGCCATAACCGCTTGACAACAAGCGCATCCGTCGCGTTGATCCAGTCCGCCCACTTCGGAAGATGCCGTTTTCCTTTTGCGAGATCACCAAGCTCACGCTCCAGCGAACCCTGCGACCGGTACCAGAGCCAAGGCGAATACTTTTCGATAAGTGCGGAATCAACCTTTTTGTTAAGCTTTAAGCCCTCCTGCAGCGGCTTCCAGCCAATCACAGTCGCGGCAACCGGATATGCGGAAAACTGCTTTAGCGTTACAGACGGATTCAGCGTAAGGACGGCCTGCGCATAGTTAGATCGCACCTTGTTGAAGAATTTGTCCGCTTCTTCGCCTGGAGCAGTCCGTGTCTGAATGTCGCCCATTAGCTTGTCAATGTAGTCCGTTGCGGATTTTCCCCACACGCGGCTCAGTTCGGCGGAAATTGACGTTACCTGTGCACTCGGCCGCTGTTCGGCTGTCTCGTCGTTGACGTCTGCAGCGATGCTCCAATTCGTGTTGCCGTAAAGCTTCGCCATATTTCGCACGGGTATTGCAAGCCCGATGTACTTCGCGTTTTGCTTAATCGATCCCATAACAGTATCGGTTACGTCCCACATGTCAATCGGATTGCTTGCGCCGCTTCTCTGCTGCAGGAATCCTGCGCCCTCAATGGATACATCCATTTTGACGGTTTCAGGTGTCGCATTCTGCCGGTATTCCTGGCTTGCGTGAATTGGGAAATAGTTCCGGATGTTTGCCTTTTCGTATCCTAGCAGCTGTGTTGACACTTCGTTGATTCTCTGGGCCGCGGTCCCATAATATCGCTCAATTGCTTTGGCGTATGCAATTTCTCGCTCGCTCATTCCCGCTGCAATCTTTTGCAGCTCACTTCGCGTGAATTTCGCAAGGATGCCGCGTGAAAACGCATCTGCCCGGCTTCCTTTTTCCAAAAGGTCAAGATCCGGAATCCGGATGCCGCCATATTCGATATGACGCAGGTTGTCGTTGTTCTTCGCGTGGAGGTATAGCGCAATCCGCATAGCCGGCGTAATTTCAATCTTTTGAATTCCGCTGCTTGTGCGTGCTTCAATGGTGATTCGCTTTGCATTTTTTCCGCGGATGGAATTCATAAATTTGCTGTCCTCGTGGAAGGATTCCAGCGTTTTTTCTGCCCACATGGTAAATGCAATACTCTCTTCCTCGCCTTTCAGCATTTCCTGTGCGCGCTGCATCAGCGGATCAGCAGCCTTGTGTCCTGTCACTCGGTTGAAAAATGTGATCGGTGCCAGCGTGTTCTCAGTCACATTTCTGCGCACAAATCCGGCAACACCGGTCAATCCGACCGGTTTCATGCTCCGGAGGTTGTTCACAACGTCATTTGTTAGCGCGTAGATTTCTCGCTTTTCTTCCGTGGCGATCAGCTTTTTGTTGGTCTGAATCTCATTTTCCAGATGCCGCAGCACATTGAGAAGCGTCCGGACATCACCGGTGTTCATTTCATCGATGTGTAGTTTGTTTAGCCTTCCCAGCTTTTTCAGCGTGTCATTGTCCGGATTGAAGTCTGGATTGTTCGCCCGCTGTTCATTCACAAATTCCTGCAGCGCCGTGATGTCGATCACCTTTCTGCCGTTTGTGTCGTATTCGCCTTCAATTTCAGCAGAAGATGTATTTCCGATCCATGTGCCAACCGTCGTTTTCTTCGGCGTCCGCTGTCCTTGCCAGTCAATCTGTTCAATGATTTCCTGTGCAACCTCTGCCGCTGCATTCGGGTCATCTTTCAGAATGGATCTCCCGAGCATCCGCTCTGCAATTTCATTCAGCTGCCCGATCAATTCCTCAGAAAGTTCAGCCGAGATTTTCCCGGGCATACGGTCCAACCGTCTGCCAACATTCAGCAGCGCCGCACGGTCTGCCCGCTCTGCTCGTGCAGCTTTGGCTTTTTCTTTTCTCTGCTCATGTTCTGCTTTGAACTTTTCAAGCCGTCTCTGGTGCTCGTCGTGCGTCTCCTGCAGTGCGGTTCTGAAATATGCGTGCAGCATGTCCTCATGCTGCTGTGCAAAATCCTCTTGCGTTCCAGTCGGCGCCATGCGGTTGTAAAGCTTTTGCAGGATTTCCTGGGAAAGCATATTGGTAGCTGTTGCCATATTCCCCTCAAACGGTGCATGGAAGATGCTGCGGAAACTGTCGAGCACATCGTTGATCAGGATCAACTGCTGCGCAGCGTCTGTAACGTCCGCCGGGAAATACTGCGGAAACTGTTCTGCCAGTCGGCTGTAGAATGTCTCCATGTCGGTACCGCTGGCAGAAAGGAAGAATGTGCCCATGTTGTGCTTGCGCAGATATTCATAGCCGCCTGCATCTTTCAGGTTGGCGCGGTCCGCACTTTCCAGAACAAGTTTTACAGCCTTTCCTTCCGGCCTGAACGCGCGGCGCAGCGCATCCCACTCTTTTGTTGCCTGATCGGTTTTGCCGGATGCATTGCGAATCAGTTCCCCGGCCAGATTGTCGGACGCGGTTTTCATTTCTGCATATGCCTGTATGACATCCTGAGTTCGGCTTGGAATCAGCGCAATTGTCGCAAGGCGTTCCTGCAGCTCCTGCTGCGGCATAGCTTGCGAGCCGATGCCGCGCAAAAGGTCGTCGGCAGCCTCCGAAACGCTTGCTTTTGTCGGTTTCTTTGCTGTGCCTTCCTGCATCTGCCGGCGGATCTCAAAGGTCTGCTTTGCCATGTATGCTTGCAGATCTGTGTAATTTTTGATCGGCTGCGGCGCACTTAATGAAAATTTTTCATTGATTTTGGGGTTGTAATTTCCCTCTTTGTGGTCTACTATAAGAGTAGGTGCAGAGTTGATGGGCGACCTCTGAACGCTTTTTGAAGCGCGCATGCCGCCGGCGGTAGACTCTGCATCTGTTTTTTTAAACTCAAATGCAGATCCATCCGGCATCAGAATACGATGTGTTTTGTACGCGTTTTTTCCAGTCTGTCTCACCACAACAGCAATATTCCCACGAATTCCGTTTATTTCTATCGGTGCGGCAAATGTTATCGAATCATAGCTTCTGCTTTTGTGATTATCATGAGACTCGATTACAATACCTTTTCGAAGCACGTACGGTACTGCCATAAATGCAGCATACTCCGAATCTGTAAATAGATAGTCAAGGCTTCTATTTATCTGCTTGTTCGTAATTTCAATGAACCCAAAACCTGATCGCTCAACACCCTCCCTTTTATTGTCATAAATCCCAATCCGTTTGTACTCTTCAGCAATCCGTTTTACTTGCTCCGCTTTACTCATCCCCATTATTCCATTGCTATGTATACGTGCAACTGGCTGCATATCATTAAGCTTTGTCAGGTTCTCTTTGAGTTGTTTTTTTATCGTTGTTGCCTCCGAGTTTTCCTTTGCATATCTCACTACTATAATTTGATCATTTATTTTTGCCGAAACTTTTTTCAGCACCGAATCATCGGTGCTTTTTTTATGCGCAATGCCGGCTTCTTCGTCAGCAAGATACTCGCGGTAGAGATCGGCCAGGTCCATCTCTGTCCCGTAAAGTCCATAATAGTCCAGCGCATAGGCACTCAGTATCTCGCGAACTTCGCTGTCCGTGAGATCTTTTGTTTTCTCCCGGAACATGATTTCGATTTCCTCATCCGTCATGCTGCGCTGCCGTAGATGCTCCAGCTCGTGCCTCTTATGCTGTTCGTACATCGGATCATTAGCATAGAGAAAAACATTTTGCCCGCTCTGAATGCCTTGAACAGTTTGTGCTTTTCCGTTTTTGTCCTGTACGATCAGCGGATCGGATACGGTGATTACCTCTCCGCCGTAGTCGTTGCGCTCTCTTGCTACAACGTTCTGCGCCGCATCGCTGCCGGACTTAACGCCGAGTGCTTTCAGGCTCGTCCGAGCTGTTTCATTGCCTTGTCCACGAGGCCGCTGACGTCCGCCGTCCCGTTCCTGACGGCCTCCTGCCCCTTCTTCCACGCCTCGAATTTCTCTGCTGGTACCCACACCTCGCGTCCGCTGGATGCTTTCATCAGATACCGCATACCATTCTTCGTTTTCTGCTGTTTCAAAATCAGTACCATCCTCTCTGCCCGCTCTCAGGGCCGCTTGCATTTCTGCTTTTCGTACTTCTCCGAGGTGCGTCACGCCTGCGCTTTTCATGGCTTCCTGCCAGTTCGCTCCCTGCTGTCCGGCGCGATAGAATGTCTCAAACAGATTAAGATCCCGGTAGCCGTATTCGCCAAATGCCTTGCGGCCTTCCGGCCCCATTTGCGCAGCGGCAGCTTTGCCCCTTGCAATTTCCACGCCCCGGTCATATGCCGAGCCAAGCGCACTCTGCAAATATCGGTCCTCCGAAAGGCTGATCGCCTCGCTGCGGTTTTCTCCGTTGATTCCGTCATGCAGTGCCATGGAATAGCTTTCTGCGTAGAGCTGTGCCAGGCTTTCCGTGCTTTGTCTGCCGCTCATTTGCAGATAATGTTTGTAACTCTGATACATGCTGTTTGCGGTCTGCAAATCCGCATTTTCTCCAAGCTGTTCCACCTGATCCAGAACTTCAAGCGCGGTACCGCGCTTGTCCACTTTGGAAATGTTGAGTTTTTTCCCGTCAACGGTTTCAACTGTTACGTTGTAGTCATTAACAGCGGCGACGCGCTGCACAAGGCTTGCAGCGCTTTTTTCTTTTTTGTTCTGAGGTTGCGCCTTGGGCTCCGCGTCCGTTCTCTGTGCGCTTTCCTGCGGTGCTGTGCGGTTTTCAATTGCATTGATAGCGGCCGTGTTTTCCTTGATCAGCTTCTGCGCAATCGCCGGGCTGATCGTTTTTCCTTTCTCCTGCAACGCCTCAGCCCTCGTAAGTGTCTTGCTGTCTGGGTTCAGTTCTCTGGTTTCTTCAATCAGGCCGGTGTAGTTGTCAGCGCCATAGATTTCTTCCGTCTGCCGCGCCTGTTGTGCGCGCTGTCCGGCAACACCGGTAAGCTGGTAGCCTCCGGTCATGGCCGCGCCGGAAAGTGCACCGCCCAGGAATGCAAGTGCGTCCTCACCAAGTGCCGTGCGGAGCACTTCGGTCAATGCAGCACCTTCCCCGATTCCGTTTGCAACCATCCGTTCGTACTGTGCCCGCGTTCCTTCAGGATCTTGCGCGATTGCATCCACAATACGGTTCATCCAGTTGGAAGCCACTTCTTCCGTGCCCTCCGCGAACGATGCTTTCAGCAGCATCTTCCCGATGGTCGTGGGATCTCCCAGAAACCTTTCAATGGAATACTTTTCCGAAATCGCTTCAATCAGGCTTCGAACAATACCAAGCGTCAGTGCTTCTGCGTCGCTTCTTCCCTTGGCCTTTTCTTCCACAATCACATCGGGAAGAATCTCAAGGCCCATCAGCGCACCGGTAATGTTTGCAATTGCTTTTGCGCTCTGTGCCGTACCGACAGCCTGACCAGCCACGCCAAACGCAGTGCCAATACCGCCCGCAACAACGGAATTCACAAGGCTGTCAAGTGCGCTCATACCGGTCTGGTAAATGAAACTCCATCCGGGACTCTGGATCACTTCATTTGCTACGGTATTGCGGATTGCGCCCTGCGCATTTCCCACTTGGTGAAGCGCGGAATTTTCATTGATTCCATCCCCAATGTTTACAGTTCCTGCCAGACCTCTGGCAAGATCCTCAACACCCGCTCCGATTTTAAGCGGAGTAAGCAAAACACTTCCCGCCGAAGCACCGACAGGGTTTTGAACTGCGTACTCGGAATAACTGCTCTGTACCTTTCCGGCCCGCTGATTTTCCAGCTGCGGCTTGATCAGTTCGTAGTATTCATCCGCGCGGGCTTTTCCATATGTCTTTTCCAGATAGTCGTAGGTGCCTCGCTGTGTCTCTGTCATGTATCCACGGAGCTGCCCGAAGATCGGTTCCGGAATTTCCGTGCCGGAAATTTCTTTTCCATGAATGGTTTTCAGATTTGCGTTGTTGATTGATTCCTCAATTCTGTCCGATGCGCCGGTAACAGCATCGCCAATCTGATATCCTGCATTTGCCGCTTCCTGCTCAAGGCCATAGGCTTCCAGCAGATTTCGCTGCTGTTCAAGTGCTTCAATTTTTTGCTGAATATCTGTAGTCTTTGCCTCTGCTTCCTTGCGTTCCTCGCTACTGGTCCAGTCATAGGTGAGGCGTTCCAGTTCTCCCTGCAGGCGGCTAATGCCATAATCCAACTGCATCAATGTTGCAGCCGGATTCTCACTGTACATAGCTTGCCATTTCTGCTGTTCTTCCGCGTTTTTGATATTGTTTAGATATTGCTGCGCTTGCTGGGCGCGTTCTTCCGCCTGCCGATACTGCTCTTCATATGGATTGGTGTTAAAACGAAGCGTGCCGAATCCGGTCCCGGTCGGATCTGCATCCCACGAAACAAACGGAACCTTTGCTTGATTGTAATTCTCAGCGGCACGTTCTAATTCCTGCTGCGCGTATTGCACCGCACTTTCCGGATCTGCCGCAAGGAGTGCGTTAAACTCTTCATCCGTGCCGGCGGATTGAGCCGTATTCGACCACATTTCAAGCAATGTTTTCGGCGGATCAGGATCCTGGCGTCCTGTTGCATTTCTTCCGACCAGTGCGGAATTGCTGTTCGCTGCATCAATCAATTCCTGCAGTGCGCTTTCGTATGCGCTTTTCTGTGCCGAGGAAAAACCATAACCGCCAAGCCCATTCATAAGTTCCTGCGCTCTTGCTGCAAGATCGTTGAATCCATTTGCAGAATTTCTGTACCAAAGAATATCATCCCGTGTCGATCTGGTATTTCCTCTTTCTGCATTGTAGGCGTCAATACTTCCGGTGAAATCATTGGTCAGCTTGTAATAAGCCTTTTCAAAATCCCGCTGTTTTCTGCTTGTTTTCGGGTCTGCTGTAGTTGCACGGGAGAGCATGCTTGAATATTGGTTTGCGCTTTGATTGCTCCCATTTGCCTGCGCAACCAACTTCTTGAAATTACTGCTCACTTCCGGTGTGCTGTATCCGGCAGAATTCTTCTGCTGTTTTGTCTGCGTTTTTCCGGTTGTCTTTGATCGAGCCGCAGAAGATTGCATTTTTGTGTTGTTATTGGCCTGTTGTACCAGCTTTTTGAATTCGTTTGATACTTTTGGTTTTGATGAATACCCACTTGCCATATGTTAGACCTCTTTTCTTTCGTATCATGTGATTCCGAATTCTTTAATAAGCTTGATTTTTTCTGTGTCCGTGAGGTTTGCTTTGTCAATTTTCCCGGCAGCCCAATCATTGTAGCTGGCGTTTCCACCGGTGCCGATGTAGTTGTAGTATCCGGCGGTGGAGAGCGAGCTCCGAACGGCAGAAAGATTCCCGCTCTGTGATTTTGTCGATTTCGTTCCCTGCACTTTGTTCCCCTGTGTTGTAGCTGTTGTTCCGCTGCCGCCGCTATAGTTTCGTCCGCTACCGCCGCTACTGCCGCCGCTGTAGGTCGGTGTCATCTGTGCAAGATAAGCGTTCACAAGTGCCTGGGCATCTGCCTTGTCAAGGCCAGCGTCCGCAAGCATCTGCTCTGACGGCATCAGCCCCGCTCCGATCATGCCCATTGCCGTGTCATATGCATATTTACGGCTGTCTGCCAGCTCGTCGCGCTCCGTATCCCGTGCATCGGCATAGATCTGATACTGCCGTGCAACGTCATCGCTCCAATCGCTCAGCTGATCGCGATAGCGGTTGTATCCCGTGTTTTCTTTGTCCAGCAGCATAGTATATTGGTTCATGAGGTCGTCGCCTTCCTGCAGGTATCGGCTGTATGCCTGCTGCGACAGTTCTGGAATCTTGTCCGTCAGATTGCGCAGATATGCGTCGTACATCTGCTGCCCTACCGCCTGCCCGTAAGTGCTGCTGTATCCTCCTGTCAGTGCCGCAGCCTGTCCCATTGTGTCCATCATGGCCGTGCGGCCAAGCTGCTGGTATTGGTCCTTGTATTGCTGATACAAGGCATCGCCTTCCGCATCGTAGCTGAATTTTTCGCGCCCTGTGATGGATGCATACAGGTCCTCAAGCTGCTGCTGATACTGGCTTTGGTATGCACCGGGCTTGTTTTTGATTGATGTTTCGAGCTGCTGCTTGAAAGCCTCCACCTCTGCCGACGGTTTATAATAACTCTGCGGCGTCTTTGGCTGTTCCGACACCGCCGTTGCATCCGCTCCGGTCGTGCCGGTCATTCCGGTTCCGCTCGTCGTGCTGCCTGTGCTGCTTGTGCTGCTGGTCGTACCAGTGCCGTAAAGCTTGCTCTGCGTCTTTGTGCCGGCAATGCCGTCAACGGCAAGGCCGTTCTTGCTCTGGTAGTCCCGGACAGCCGCCTGTGTTTTACTGCCGTAGATGCCATCCACGGACAGGCCATAGCCCAAATTGTTCAGCGCTTGCTGAAGCTGTCTGACGCTCGATCCCTGCGAGCCGTATGTAAGATTCATAGGGTTTCCCTCCTATTTCTTTGTCTGTGCCGCAGCCATAAAGGCTGCGGTCATGAAGCCGATTGCCCCGGAAAGTGGGACAATCCAGAGTAAATGCAGAATACTGATCATGTTAGCCTCCTTGCAGGAATGCTGTGATTTTGGCGTTGTCCAGTGCTTTGCTCCACACTTCGCACTTGTGGACGGTCATATCGGAGCGATAGGCATGTCCCCAGCTTTCTAACGCGAAGCCAATCATCAGATTTGTGTTGCCGTTAACATAGTCCGTTGTGGTAAAGGTTATACCATTTGGATATACATCATCCGTGTATGTCTTGATGATTCCTTCGCTTGTTTTTGTCACCACCAACTTATGCCGCACTCCTTCAACACTGTTGTTGATTGGCTTGACGTTGGGAAGCCCAACAACTTCCGCAACACCCTGTTCACCCCAATCCTTGGCGTAGTAAACACACCAACCCTTGCCGCTATCGTTTCGGTCTGTGATAACCACATTACGAGCCTGCGCCCATGTCATTGCGGTCATTGTGTAGTCAAGCATGATCGTGTAATCACTGAGTTCCGCCAAGGCGATGCCTGTATCCACACCCGCCGCGCTAGATTCAGAGCCGTTGATGACCGTCTCACCGAGCTGATAGATGCGGCCTTTGTATGTTGCGTCGTATATTCCTTTTTCGTACCCAGCCTCGTACCCATCAGCATAGCCTTTATTTTCGCCGTCGGTGAAGCCATCACCGTATCCCCGCTCATAACCGCCGTCGGATATGTCCCGCAGCTCCCCGAATTTCATCTTGAATCCAGCGTTGGTCTCTTTGAATCGCATCTTAAACGTCATACCAGCACCTCATTATCCAGCACGCGGTCGCAATCTTCACTCACGATATTTGACGGATACGATTCGCCGCCGAGCATCAGGATTCGTCCCTGTATCTCTACACGCCGTCCAGACGTAAACTTTGCAGTTTCTTCCTGCGTCAGATGCACAATGGCGGTATTCCCATCTATTGTGATCTCGTCGCCCTCTTTGCGCAGAATGACGATATCGTCTTGTGAATAAGTAATTCGCATTTTTTTAAGCTTGGATGCGTCCACGTTCAAAAGTTCAAATTCGTGCTTCGGTGTGGAAAATGGAATCATAGTGTCCCTCCTTATACGTAAGATATTGTGAGATAGTAGTTCAGCGGTGTCACGGGCGCGGTTGCCATCAGGCCGACCTGTGCGCCCTGGACATACGGCTGCAACAGTGAATCAGCTGAATGGCCGTTCCAGCCGGAGCAGTAAACGCCAATCACCGTTTTCCCTGTCAGCCCAATATCAGCCAGTGTGGTAAAAAACGTGTAATAAAGACCGCTGCCGCTCTTGGTCCATGTGTAGGTGTAGTTTGCGAGGTTGATTTGCTTCGTTTTTACGCTGCGCATCCGCTCCTGCGTTGTCGCTTCCGTTTCCGGCGGCGAGAGTAGATACTCCGTATAATTCGTGCCGTTTTCATGGAATACGCGCAGTGCAAGCAACCCGGAATAACACACAATCTGACAGGCAAACCGCCCTTCGGTGTTCATCAGTGCCAGCGTCGGATACTGATTTCGTATGTGGACGTTTCCGTTTTCTGCGGTTAAGTCAGCACCGGTAATTGTGCCATCGGCGGTCAGGCTCTCGCGCACCTTCATGCGCCATGCGATGTCAAGCAGATTGTCCTCTTCGCAGTATTTGCCAAAGCCGGCGCCGGTCCCGTTCTTCCGAAGATGAAAAGCCACGCTGTCTGTTGGGATCGTCGCCTCATAGAAAACGCTGTTGCCCAGGCTGTCTGTTGCCTCGATCTTTGCAACGTAGGTCTGCGTGTTCAGCGCGGCGTCGGTAATAAACGATCCGGTATTGCTTGCAATTGGAATTCCATCGCCGTAGCTGCCTTTCTGTGCGCGGTAATATCCATACATCGGGCAGCTGTTCAGGCCGCCAATCTCCGAATAGATCAATGTCGCTTTTGCATAGATATGAAGCCCTGCAGCGTCAGCAATGCCGTCGGCGCCGGATCGATACAGCGAAATGTTTGCCAGTTTTGGTTTGCTGTACGGAAAAACATCGACTTTGATCGTCTCTGTTGCCGTGTATCCTCGGCTGTCCTCCACGGTGCAGACGATTTCTGCACTTGTTCCATTCAGCACGCCGGTCAGGTACGGATCTGCACTATCCGCCACACCAGCGCAGGAGATTTTATATCCCTTGATTGTCGCGCCGTGCTGCCGTGTGATCTTGCTCGCATCAAAGGTAACCTGCGCCTTGGAATAGCCCTGCACAAAGGCTGCAATGCCCGCAGCAGCAGTTCCGGTGTTGTAATAGCTTGCCGCTGCCCATCCGTCTGCAACCGTCGGCGCAGCCGATGCCGGAACCGTAAGTGTTGCTGTGTAAGCTTTCGATCCGATGGCGGCTGTCGTGCCGTTCCATGTGTAGAGCGTGTATTTCACTGTGCCACTCTTGTCATTTGGAAACTGTGCAGCCAAATCAATAGGCGGTGTCCATTTGTGCGTTCCAGCCTTTACATAGCTGAGAATCGTGCCGGTTGCGCCTCCGTATTCATAGGTCAGGGAGTGCGTAAAGGCAGAGGATGCCGCAGTAATCGTAAAGCTCACCTGTTCCCCCAGCGTAGCCCCGGAGATCGTCATGGAGGATGCTCGCGGAATCGTGGTCAACGTCATGGTACCGCTCGGCGTCACGGTTCCAACATAACCGGAACTTGAGAATGTTGTTTCGATCTTTACATCGCAGGAGATTGCTTTCGCGTTGAAACTTCCGTCGCCGTCATGCGCAACAGTCATATCGTATTCCCAGAGCGTCACGCTGCCGCCGCCTGGCACACGGTAATTACCATGCGGCAGATCCACGGAAACGCCGTTCACAGTCAGTACGTCTGTCCTGGCGTAGCCGTTGAAGCTTGCACCGCTGCGGTTGGAGATCACCTTGCATGCAAATCGAACAACCGTCGTGTTGTTTTCAACACTCTGTGCGCCCTGCGTCCATTCAACTTGCGCGGTATAGGCATCGTTTGCGCCAAAATATGCCGAAATTACGCCCATACGTCAACCTCCAATCCATTTGATCGTGAACCCGCTTGTGTGTGAAACTTCCCATTTGTTGTTGGAGAGGAACAATTTCCCATTCACAATGATGTTCCCCGCATAGAGTGCGCCATTCGAAAAGTAGGCGATTTCTTCGCCGTTTACATAGAATGACAGTCGTTCCGGCGTCCAGGTGGACATGTTTGAACTCGTGTCGATCACGTCATATTCCTGCCCATCCACAGTTTCCGTATCACCGGTCACGCGTATATCCTGTCCAATTGCGATGCCGATAACGGGAATTGCGTTCCGGTATCCAATAATTCCCTGCCGGATATATCCTTCTGTTTCGATCACATATTGCGAAAACTCACTTGAAACGCCTCCCAGCGCATCGTTGAGTTCTGCATAATAGGAAATAACGCGGTCAAGGTTTGCGGCTGTCTCCGTGATTTGCGCATTGATTTCCTCTTGAAATTCGCCGTAGTCTGAGGATGCCACGTAACTGCTTTTCAACGTGTTCTGCAGCATCATGATTTCCGCACGCGCGGTGTCTGCGCTCTTGATAATCAGGCTTTTCAGCGCCGTAATGCCCTCCTGCGCTGACTTCTTTGTTTCTTCGCTCACAGCCTTTCCGAGTGCGCCGCTTGTCTGCAGGCGTTCCGGCATGCTCGAAAGTGCAATGTTCAGCTGTTTGGTCAGGCGGAACAGGTAATCATAGGTAATTCTGTCGATATTTCCGGGCGGCGCCGGCAACGTCGTAATGCTCATGCGTCGCTTCCTTTCTCGTAAGTCAGATGGATGCCGTAAATATAAGCATCTCCAAAGCCTTCCAGCCGCATTCTGGCGTGATCGCATCGTTTCGGCGTGATTGGCAGCAGGAAGGAGCGAAGCCCATTCCCCATCAAAATGCATTTGTATTCCCAGATCCCGCTCGAATCATATTGCATATATAGCTTCACATGTCCGTGCTCTGCAATTTTCCCGCGGATCGAGATCCGCGTAACGTACTTTCGCTGATATTCTTCAAGTCCAATGGTCCCCAGATCTGCGCGCCATGCAAAAGCTGCTTCTTTTTCTCCTGCTGTTCCTAGGCAGCAGCGCAGCTGCAATTCTTTTTCATCCTGGTAAAAGAGATCGCCATCGGCTGCCGCAAATGCTGCCGCCTGTGTCTGATCTTCCCTGTGCCAGATTCCTTTTTCCGCGTCGTAGCAGAAAAGATTCCATTCCTCTGCATCGTCCTGCATGGAAATGTAATATCGGCTTTGCACAGCGCCCGCGCGTGCATTGTGATATTGTTTCGATCCGAGCTTTTGCGACACGCTGAATGGCATCGATCCTGTGTATGCGCAAATCCCTTCCGGCGATTTATAGAAAAGCGTATCCGCCACAATACCGAGAGATCGCCAGCTTCCCTTCTGTACCCCGGCGCACTCATTTGTCACAACCTGGTGCGCACCGCCGTCTTCCGGGTAAACTGTTTCAATGCTGCGTTCCCGGAAAAATATGGGGTGTCCCTGGTAGGTCACAGCTCCGGTAAATTGTCCGTCTGCGCCTCGTGATGCTGCCCAGGAGTCCGTGGAAATCCCGGCAAAGCTGTTCCAGTTTTTGAAATCTCCGAGTTTGCAGCAGTAGATTTCATTCACACTCTTTCCGTTTACGAGGCCATACTTGCAGCCCCACAAGCGGTTTCCAGCCTCGCAGATGTAGTCCATATCGGGAACAACACGTGCAACGCTTACGCCGCCTGTCTGCGTGTAGTTCTGATCAATCAACCCAACAACGATGATGTATCCAGCATCGCGCTTGTAGATCAGCTTTGTTCCATTCAGTGCCTTCAGCTGTTCGCCGATTGCTCCGATGCCGTCATATCCCGCGCCGGAAATCGTCACGCCGTCGTAATCTCCAAATTTCTCGCCGATTCCCTCTGCGGCAATTTTGGTGTAAACGGTTTGAATCTGTACCCAACCGTTTGTTTCGCTGTACTGCTTGAGTATGTGGCTGCCGCCGCTGGTGTCAATCCAGTATTGCCCATTGCTCGGATTGTCCGGTTCTGCACCTGACACCGCCGGTTCGCCGTAGCTCTCGCCGGTAATTGTGCAGAGGGAGTAAGTAATTGCTGTGTCCTCACTCGCTGTCCAGGACGCTTCCAGCGCCCCGTGGTCGTCAAGGTTCGCGGTGTTCAGATATTGCTTATCCGGGAAAAACACGGCATAGGCGCCCATGGATACGATCTGCTTCATGCCATCCTTGGAAAGTGTCAGCCCTTTTACCTCGTACCCGTTGTAAAAAACTTTTCCGTCATCCACATAGAGCAGCGCATCCTTTGCGATCATGCCCTGCGGATTTGACAGGGCGGTAATGCTTCCGCGTCTTGGCCGTGTTGAGATCAGCGGAAAATCTCCGCTCCACAGGTTTTCCATGTCGTGAAAATCTGCTTCTGTTGCGTTTTTGGTCGCATTGTAGCCATAGAATTTCAGAATGTCGCGGCTGCCTGCCTGCGGCCGTTTCAGTGTTGGCAGCAACATGCCGGCACCTCCCTCAGAACCGCATATAGGATTCCTGCGCCCGTTCGTGCGTCCGAATCCAATATGCCTGGAATGTCAGATAACTGTTGTTGAATCGCAGCTGCGCATTTCCGTGCCGGGTAAACTCGGCGTTGAAGTAGGAAAACTGCGCCTGCAGCCAGTCTGTGTAAACGCCGTCATATGGCGGCGGAATCAGCAGTGTCGTGTTTTCGTCTGTTTCTTCCGTATATTGTGTGAAATTTTCTGCCGGGCTGTCTTTGTAGAGGTCAAAAACTTCCCGTTTTGCCTGTCCTTCCAGTTCGCTCAGCCATATGATTTTTTGTTCTTTGCTGTACTGGTTCGGCATCAGGATGTCGGCGCGTTTGATCGCCTCTTTGATTGTCATTGGTTGCATCCCTCCTGTGCAAAACAAAGCAGGGCGGGCCATAACGGCCGGCCCTGCTCCTTGCAGTGTTGTATCAGATTTCCTGCGTCGAGGTGTCCACGAGCTCGCGTGCCGTCTCAATCGCAATATTCCGGGCGCGGAGCACCGCGTAAACCGGATAGGATACCTCAACGGTCACGCCGCGTTTCACTTTCGTTCTCTGGCCGTTGATGGTCACAAGCTCGAAGTTATCTTCGCCCTCGCGTTCTTTTTCCAGTCTGATCTTGCGCTTGGCGTACTGGAATTTCTTGCTCATTGTCGTTCCTCCTTAGTTTGCCTCAGCAATGTCACTGTCAGAAACAGTACATTCCACGCGAACAATGTGTTCCTGCATCAGGATCTTTGCTGCATAAAGGCCCTTCCAACCGACGGTGGATCTCTGGTTCAGGGGATCCGCGCTGCCGGCGCTGCCCTTCTGCTTGACAATGATTTCCTGTCTTGCGCCTTCCACACCGACGTTGCCGAATGCTTCCTTGCCAAGGAACAGTACGGGAAGCACTGCAATGTTGTTCTTGCCCGCGCCGCCGGGATAGATCACAGCGTTTGCAGGAATTTGCGCATGCGGCTGCTGAATCTGAATCTTTGCACTGCCTGCAGCACCGGCAGTTGCGCCGACGCATTCAAATTCAACGCCATCCACATTGAGCAGAACCGGATTTTCTTCGCTCGCGTCGCGGATATGATCGCCGATTTCAATTGCACTCGCAAGCGTAACAGTCGTTACGCCGCTGGCGGAAGATGCAGCTGCAGCATTGCCGCCGTTGGTCAGCGTTTCGCTTGCCGCCGTCAGAGGCTTGCCTTTGAGGATCAGCGCCTGGCTGGTTTCCACAAAGCGAACGTTGTAAAGCTTGCCAATTTCGCCCTCGAAAATCTTTTCCGGGTTCTTGTACTTGGTGATATCAACCCACTGCTTGTCGGTCAGCAGGTCGGCCGTCTGGTAGGGATGCACGATTGCAACGTAGCTGCCGTCAATTGTGGGTGCGTTGCTGCTCTTGAGGAACGCGGCGACTCTTGCAACCATTTTAGTGGTGAGTCTTGCGTTTTCATCCAGTTCAGAGCGGAGCATGTGCTCTGTAACCTCGCCGGTTTCCGGATCAATAGACGGTGCATAGAATACCTGAGAGCCGGTGTGCAGCTCGTTTCTGGTCACAGTGTCCATAGTCAACGCCATGTTGTCACGGTGCTTGGACGCGTGTTCTGCGATAACGGGGTCAACAGCCGTGAGATCCAGGAGATCGGAAATCGTGCTGTAGTCGCCATACTGGCGCACACGTGCTGTTACGGTTGTCACGTTCAGTGCACTGCCATCCGGCGTTACGCCTTCCTGCAGCGGCGTGAGTGCCTTGGAGAAGTTGCTCCATCTGCGCCATTCGATGTCCTTGCCGTTGCCGGGCGGAATAGTGCCGGCCTTACCAAACTGTGCATGGATGAGATTCGGCTTGCCGCCCTCAAGCAGTTCGGTTTCGTAATAGGTTTTCATTTCCGGCGAAAGGTCGTTGCCGGGGTTTGCAGTATTGGTGGTCTGCGTGTTCGGGTTTGCAAAAATCTGCAGCAGCATCACGCGCTGCATCAGTTCAACATTCATATGGGGTTCTCCTCTCTTTTTCCCGCTACCTCCACAGGGGATGACCGGGACCAACCTTTTCACCACGGAGTGCAGCAGCCATAATCTTTTCGCGCTGTTCCTTAGTGAATTTACTCGGGTCAACCGTCTGTGTGGCGGCACTTCCTGCGCTGAGCGTCCCCTCTGCAGGTCTGCTTGCTCCGGACGCAACTGCGGCCGCGGTGCTTTCCCGCGACGCTTCTGCCGCTTTCTTTTCCGCAGCTGCAAGCAGTTCCTTGTGATGGAGCATTTCATAAACTTCCTGCGGATGCATGCCCGCTTTGGTCAGTTCCATAAACCGGGGGTTGTTCAGCTCTTTTCTTAAATCAAAATCCGGATAAGTATTCTGGATCTCCGGAGCCATACTTGCCATTCGCGTAAAGTATTCTCTGTCCTCGCGCTCCTGGCGAAGCCGCGCCAGCTCTTCCGATTCGCTTTCATGCGTCCATCTTTCCTGCATGACGCGCCGCTGCTCTTTCGCCGTAATACCGTTCCGGTCCGCTTCCCGCTCAATGTAGTAATCGTCAGCTTCGATGTGCTGCAGGAGTTCCTGCGGGGTGAGCTCGTTCCCGTCTCCGTAACGTGCCTGCAAATATCTGCCGATGTTTTTCCACTGCTCCGATTCGCTTTTGAGCGTTTTGTTTTCATCCTGTGCCGACTTCACGCGGGATCTCACAATTTTGCTGACTTCTTTTTCGAAATCCGCCTTGTATTTCCCGCTGATCAGATCAGCAAAAGAAACTTCTTCCTGCTGCCCGGCGTCAACAGCCGGTGCGCCTTCCGCACCTACGCCCGCCCGCTGCCCGGCGTCGGCAGCCAGCGCACCTTCTGCGCCTACGCCCGCTCCCGCTTCTCCGCCGCCTTCGCCACCATCAGCGAACAGCTGCAAAGCATGCAGTCTTTCAAGCAAAATCATGTATCATTTCACCTTTCCGGCCATGCGGCCCGCTTGATACTTCAAGTGTGCCATAAAAAATTTGCCTATGAAAGCCCCCCTCTGTACCCCTTTCTTTCGTTTTTTCACGATGAAAAGCACCGCACGCCGAAGCGCACGGTGCTGTGTTTCATGATTGGCTTTCTTCCTGCAGGGATATAAATTCCGGGAATGTCTCTGCCATCCAGCGGAATCCGGTCAAGGCGAATTGGATATGCGGCGCGATCTGTTCTGAGAAAGGATACACGATGGATGTGTTCCCGCTCGCAACGCGCACACTTGCGTTTTCCTCCTTGAGGATCAGTGCAAGCGTTGTCGCAATTGCGCTCACACCTGCGCACACTACATCGCGTCCGAATTCTGCGCTGTTTGCATGTCCCTGGATCTCCAAAATGCCGTTGTGTTCATGCACTGTATGCCGGATTGTAATCATGTCTTACTCCCTCGGCTGCGTGGCTGTGCGGCTTTTCTGCCGTGCCTGCTCCACATAAGCGTGTTCGCTTTTCTCGTTCCCGCCGAGGCTGCTCGTCCTTGTAGCTGCTTTGGCGTTTTCTTCGCCGCCAGTTGCCGCCGGTGCCGCCATCTGTCCGGTTTCGCCCGCAACATACTGTGCGGCCATGTCCGTGCCGTTTGCCTGATCCAGAAGCTGCAGCGCCTGCAAAAGCTGCAGCTGCGTCTGCTGTAGTTTCTGCATCAAAGTGCCATTCATGCTGACTTTCTGCATAACAGTCTCCCGGCCTTTGAATTCCATCATGTCAAGCGTGGAAAGCGCCTGATCGCTCATCTGCGGGTTGAAGAAGCCCATCTGGTATAGCTGCAGTGCCAGTTCATTCTGGCTCATTTTGCTGTATGCGTTTGCTTTCTGCGCGCTCACTTCGATATCAAACACCGGCTGCACGAACCCGGTTTCGATTCCAGCTGCTGTCTGCATGCGCGGTTTCAGTGCGCGGTTGTCGTATTTCACGAATTGTTCTTCGCCGAGCTGCCCGGTAATGCGGAATCTGCGCGGCATGTCGTAAAACTGGCGGATTAGTTCAATTTCGAGATATACGATCTGTCGGAATGCGCGGTAGCTACTCATAAGTTGATCGCGGGAAAGCTTGCCGCTCTGTTCCTGCATCGTCGCAATCGCGCTGGCTGCCGTCACACCACTCTGTGTGCCACCATTTGCAACGTCGCGGTTGCCGGAGGTTTCTTTCATTTCCTCGATTTTGCGGTCAAGGACTGCAACGTAGATCTCACCGAGTCCATTGACAGCAACCGGCATGATGGAATCCTGTCCGAGGTTTGCGTTTGTGTGAATGAACGGCTTTGTGAAGTCCAGATATTCCTGCTCGTTGATTGCGCCGTCATTGCGCACGAACCAGCGCGGCGAGGCTGCTGCCAGCGTATTTTTCAGGATTGCGTTGTTCATCAGGTCAATCTGTTCCTGCGCATCCTTGCATAGATCGATCTGGCCAAAACCTGCGGGCGTGCCTTCCTGCGGATACATCACATCGAACACGAATGGATATAGTCCGTGGTCGTACCAGCCGCGGTCTGCATACTCTGCCTCGTTTTCCGAGGCGAACAGCACATGATCGCCGGTGAACTTGCAGTAATGCAGCACGGTTTTCCCGTTTTGCAGCCGCTTGTAGTACCAGTCAATCACGGCACTTTTCTTGCTGGTGTCCACGGTGTCGTCGTAAACATACTGCGTGATTTCCACGCTTTCCCCAGCAAGCCTACCTTTCAGTTCCGGATACTGTTCTTCGAGCACTTCATTGTCAACCAGCGAAATGTGGAAGATGTTTCTGGAATCCTGGATGTCCTCAATGCCGGGCTCCCAGAAGAGAGAAAGCGGATCGATTTCCCGGATCGCAATATCACCGAGTCCGCCCAGCTTTTTGGGATCCCAGAATACACCGGAGATGCCGACGCCCGCCTTGATTTTCTTCCACCATGTGTCGCTCCAAACGCTTTCGTAGTCGCATTGCTGGTGAATTACGGGAATGATCGAGGAAAGCATTTTCGCCTCATCCCGGTCGCTGCTCTCTCTCGGCAGTAAATTTGCTTCGGGATAAGCGTCCATCGCGTCTGCATGCTTGCTCATGCAGGCGTTCACAAGCCATCCGCTTGTCGGCTTTGGATCGTTCGCGCCGCCGCCCTGCACATCCTGCCAGTGCCGCATTTTCCACCACTGTTCGTTTGAAACGATCCGCTTTTCCAGATTTGCCTTGCCGGTTTTGTATTCCCGCATTGTCTGTGCGGCCTTCTGGATCTGATCTGTTCCAATTGGCTGCATAGCCGCCTGCTGTCCAATCAGGGATGCGATGCTTCTTTCATCTTCTGCCATTCCGGGTGCTGTAAGACCTGCAGCGTCCTGCTCTGCTTCGTTTGGTCGTTTCCATCTGTCAAATAATGCCATTTGTTCCTCCTTATCGAGCGAAGTATACAACCCGCTCCGGTTTTCTCTGATCCAGTGGATCAAATCCACGCTCCGGCGGCGGCACGGCAGCTCTGGGCGAAATTGGATTTTCCATCAGAACATACCGGCATTCGTCGTAAATGTGATCTTCCTGCGTTGTATCGATGTCCTCTACGTTCCGCTCGTCGTAAACGAGGGAAGGGATTGTCCGGATGAAATGCTTGCAGGTAGAAAACACCTGAAACATGCATTCCCCTTTGTTGTCAAATGCGAATCGGTAGTGATATTGCATCTTTCCCGGAATTCTGGTGTTATCTCCCGGTCGCCATGTGATGTAGTTCGGGTGCTTTGCCATCGCATCTGCGATGCTTGGCCCTCGTGACCGGTCAAAAATCGAAGGGTCAGCAACTCCGATGATATCGCGGCCTTTCAGATTTTCGTCGTTTTCTTCAATCTCACGGATCGCCTCCGCGATTTGCGGCGGATGCATCGATGCGCCGATGTTCACGCCCTTGTTTCCGTAGTATTCACGGATTCGGTAAATCTTTCCGTCTGGATCTGCTGCGTACCAGCCGACGGAAAACGGCCTTGTATAGCCGAAGTCAAACCCGCGCCAAACGCGCCATGTGTACGGGATCCGGAATGGCCTGATTACATGCGTCCACTTTCCGTCATCATAGTGTTCCGGATCATTTCGCCATTCCCGGAATACCTGTCCGTCAAAGCTGTCCCATGATCCGTATAGCAGCGCGTTTTTTTCTGCCTCCGGCATCATAGCGAGGTTTGCAAGGTAGTTCGGATCGTTTTCAAGCAGCTTTTGGTTGTCAAAAATGGTTGCCGGAACGAAAACACGGCTGCGTTTAATCTCTTTTTCCGTTCCATCCGGCTGTCGGATCTTGACAGTTTCCCATATGGTCGTCATCGGTGGTGCAACGCTTACAAATCGCTCTTTCACCCATCCATGTCCGATCCCACCGGGGTTTGCTGTCGCGCGGATATAGACGCGTGTTCCGGGACCGCCCGGTCTGTTTCGGCTCATCATGTAGCTGTATTCTTCCCATGTGAAGTGCGTAAGCTCGTCAAACCCCACGAAATCGTATCGTTTGCCCTGGTAGTTTGTGCGGCTGCTGACGTACTGCATGTTTCCGAAATAGATTTTTGCCCCGCTTGGAAATGTCCAGCAGTGATCCTGCCGGTTGTATTTCGCTCTTGGGAAAGCGGCTTGGTATATTTCTCGGCTGCGTTCAACAAGGTCGCTCAATTGCGGAAATGTCTTTCGGAAAATAATTGCGTGGTAGTGTGGTATTTTCACTTGCCGCATTGCCTCGATCAGAAGTGCATCGCTCTTTCCGCCGCCGGCGGCGCCGCCGTAAAGCGCTTCGTATTCTCCGCGCAGCTGGAATTCCATCTGCCTGGGCTGCGGCGTCCAAACAACGCTTCCTCCCATCACTCCTGGACCTCCCGCGGTGCGTACAGTTCTACGATACCGCCCTCAAATCCCTCGCGGGTGTTTCCGTGAATTTTCTCTTCCTCAAGTTCCAGCCTCCGCCGTGCAATGTGCTGGGCTTCCGCCTCTGCCTGCGTCGGGATGCGGTATAGAGATCGCATTTGCTTGCTCATTTCTTCCAGCATCTTCACGGTATTTTTCATTGCCTTCGTGTTGAAAACATCCATGGTCTGCTCTCTCAGTTCTCCGCTGTCGCAGTCCTTCACGATATAGCGCCGGAATTGTGTTTCATCCTCCATCATTTCTGCAAGGCGCTCCGCCATCTTCTCAGATGCGCGGAAAAGTTTTTCCATATTGCGCATGTCCATGCGCGCATAACGCGCGACAAGATCTGCCCCACGTTTCTCCCTGTATTTTTTTCGATCTGCAGACCAATTCTCCTGTTTTGCGTGCGCATACACCGCATTTTCGCTGATTCCGTATTTTTCAGCCAGTTTTCTGTAGCCCATCTGTCCGGCAATGTATTCCGCTCGGATCGGAACCCAATCGATTTCAGACACGTTTTTCACCTCGCTGATTTAAGGCTATCACGAAAAAATTATCCATGAAAGCCCCCCTCGGCGTCATCGTCGTTGTGTCCTGGCAGTATGTAGCGGATGTATTGCGGCCTTCCGAACTCGAAAGGCGAACGATATAGCAGAACAGCGCCTTTCGGCGGCTGCACTTCCTTTGCCGTCGGTGCAATGCGCGGCGCTGATTCTTTCGGTTTTCGGAGGTTTCGCGAGGGGATATACTTGTTCTGTCCCTCAATTCGCCGCACCTGATCGAGCAGATATTTTGCAAGATCCGTGTGATCTGCTTCTCTTGCAAGCCGTTTTTCGTCGCAGCTGCCCAGGCTCCACTTTGAAAGGCAGATTGCAAGCGCCTCCGGATTCACGACGAGATGGCAGTGAACGCGTGTGTGGACATGCTCCTGCAGCTTCCCGTCAAATCGCATATCAGACACGAATGCAAGGTAGCGAAGTTCGATTCCCTGCTTCCGGCACGCTCTCTGGCAGCGCAGGATGTAAAGTTCCAGCTGATGCCGTGCAGCCAGCCACGCTGTGTCCCATTGTTCTGCGTTTTCCGGGTCGTAAGGCTGTTCCAATCCAAAGCGCTCCGTTCCTTTCGGGCTGAAAGTCAGGCGGATGCAGTATCCATTGTCCCAGGGAAAGTTCTGGTTTAAGAGGCGGGCTGTTCTGCGGACGGCATTGTTCTCATTCTGCCTTGCCTTGCGGAGATCTGTTTTGCGTTTTCTCTCTGATCTTGGCGGCACCTCTCCGGGGATGAAGTATTTGCACTTCTCCCCGACAGGCCCCGCCTCATAGGTTACAATTGCCCAGTATCCCTGCTGCATGTCCTGTCTCCTTCCTATATAATAAAATGTCGCTATCTTTAGGCGTTAAACAAGTCCGCGAAAACGCGCGTGCGCGCGCGTTATTATATAGAACATCGCTTTGGCCAGATGTTCTTTTAGCTTACACCCGGAAAAGGCTCTTATGAAAGTCCCCCTCTCCGGTGCTCATGCGGCGGCCGCACTTTTGCAGCCGTCGAATCAGCACCGGCTAAGCCCCGCAGGGGATCCTGCGGGGAATTTTTCTTATCCGTACATTTCAACAGTCATAGCAAGAATTGCCCGTTCCAGGCGGAAAATCCTGCTCTGTGCTTCGGCAAGCAGCTGCAGCAAATCTTCGTCATGCTGCTTTGTTTTTGCCGTCTCGTATTCCTTGCGGTATGCTTCATTCTCATTCCGCTGCATGATTTTCTCCGCGATCTCTGCTGCCTTCGTCTCAGTCTGCGAGATCTCAATTTCTTTATCTTCAATCGCTTCTTCAACCGGTCGTTTCATTTTGGAATCTCCTTTCACTTCTTCGTACTCTCCTTTCCGAAGAATTACCTTTTTTCCGTTGATGGCAATTGCAACAAACGGTGCGGATGTTTTCGTTCCCGGATAGTATTTTGCTTCGTAGATCTTTCCAACCTTTGGCTGCAGGTCCGGATAAATTCCGTCGATTTCCTTCATCGTCCTGACTTTCACAGCAACTCACCCCCGCGTGTTTCCGGTTTTTCGCGCTTCTTTGCAGATGGATTTCCCGCTCTGTAGCGTCCCTCGCGAAGCGTAATTCGAATGTTTCGCACGATCTTGTCCACGACCTCGCCGGGATGTTTCATCCCGTGCATATCTGCCATCGCGCACAGATGGTCATAGGTCTGCTTCCGCACCCGGATCTGCACGAGTTTCATCCGCTGCTTTGCCATTTTGTCGCTCCTCCCTTCGCCCTCGTTCTATTTCATCTTTCGGAATTCCTGCATAAATGCGCATAAGCCCATCCGGGCCCGTCTGCAACGGCAGCCTCATCCGCCGTGCATGTTCCTTTTTGTCATGTCCGCACCATGTGCAGCTTCGCTGATCTTTTTCCCCTTCGCATCCGCCCATGATGCAGTTCTCATGCGCCAATTCAGCCCACCTTCCTTTCTGCAAGCCGTGAAATTTCCAAATAGCAGTCCACGGCCTCGCGCAGTTCTTCTTCATTCATCCGCTCGTCTGCCGCCATATGGCAAACGCAACACCCCCCGCGGTAAATATGTACATGGTTGCTCTCTGTTTCCTGCACTGCCGTGCAGCCTCTATGCTTCATTGTCATCTTTAACCCTCCAAAAAAAGTTGGTTTTCTCGATACGCCTCAAAAAGCGTCTGGCCGCTGTTGTTGACCATGTACGGAAGAAATATTTCGTCCATCTGGACCATTTCACTTTCCAAAATTGCCATCTGTGCCTCAATCCAATTTTTTACGATCCGCCATCCAACACGCTCCGCCTGTTCCTGATCACATTTAACTTTCTGCCTGGTCAGCACCTTATGTACTGCGTCCGTATTAGCTGGTAATCGAATCCCGCGCGGGCCGGCTGGCGTATTCACAAGAAAGTTCAGCGCGGTAATACGCCCTTGATCGTCATAGTCCTGCATGATCTTTTTCGCCCCGTGTTTCACAAGTAGTCCTTGTATCTCGCCAATCGTTGTGTGTACATCAACCTTTGTTGTGTAATTCAGTAATGGCATGCTCATTGCCCTCCATCTTCGCGGCAGCAATTCCGTCGGCGTACCCTTTTTCATACTGCCCCCGGTCATACTGCAAAGCACGGATCAATTCGTCACGATCCACGTGGATGTTGCATTCCTGAACCGCTTTAAGGATTCCGTTATCCATCCGAAGTTGAATGTCTTTGTAGATTATCTCAATCGGTGATTTATACCCCTGCAGGTCTAAAATATCCGCATCTATGTATCTAGCCATCTCACACCACACTTTCCGATTCAAGCCATTCTTCCCAACGCCCTGCATCATCGGAATACGGATACCCTTCTCGCATTTCCGTGACATACTGCGCTATATCTTCAGCCATCTCCTCAACGCTCATAGCCTTGATTCGCTCAAAGTTTGTCATTCGCTCACTCTCCTGTTCCATGCTTCGATTGCAGATTGAATCGGGCAGCATTCGCAACACAATGTCCTCCTGCAATCTTCCTCTTCCATATAATCTCGCAAGCCACAAGGGCATTTGATCTCGTCTGATTCAGCCATCGCCCTTCTCCTTTCTCTCGCCGTAGCTGCAAAAAGCGTTGTCATCCTGCACATCTCTTCCCAACCATTTCTCCATACACTCTGAACAGCCACCCTGCGGGCAATCCCCTAGTTCCACAAAATTGCAATAGTCGTTATTTGACTCCGAACTGACCACTTCCGCAGTATCTACCGATGGCACAAGGTTAATTACCCGGCAAAACGCATCAGGCCAGAGATAACGGTCGTCGTCTTTCCCTTTCTGCTTTCCGGCCACGGAAAAAGGTTGGCAGGGGAATCCTCCTGAAATAACGTCAACTGTTCGTAATCCGGTTCGTTCATAAAAACTCTCCTTTGTAAGGGTTCTGATGTCCCGCCAGCGGGGAACGTCCGGCCAATGTTTCTCAAGAATCTTTGTCGGATAATCGGCCCATTCGCATTGACCAACCGTCGTAAATCCCGCCCATTCCGCAGCAAGATCCAGACCGCCGATCCCGGAAAACAGAGATAAATGCGTCATTCCTCTGCCTCCACAAAATCCTCAATGCTCATCTGGCCCGGGAGAATATAATTGTACCAAAGCACTTCTGTCCGTTGTTCTGCAAGTTGGTTGTATGATTTTCGTTCAATCCTTCCCCAGCGTTTTAATTCTCGATCATACATTTCCGATGGATAGCCGCTTAAAATAACAGGGCCTAAGTGTTGTTTCAGGGCATCAAGCAGTTCTATATGATCTTGCTCGCTCATTTCATATCTGTATTGCTTTCCACCCCTAGTCTCAAGAAGATACGGAGGATCTGCATAGATTAGCACATTAGGGAAATTAAACCTGCGTATCACATCTAAGGCTGGTCGATTTTCGATCTGTACATTTTTTAAACGCTGTGCCGCTATCGCAAGATCCCTTGGCATTCTGTTCCAGCAGGAAGTTGTATAGCCTTTTTCTCTACCTGCTATATCCATTTTGAAACCGGTCTGTGTGTATGTCTTGAAGCCAAATCCCATTTTTGAGCGGATTGCAAAACGGTAAGCTCGTTCCAATTCAGATACGCCGCGGTTTTTGTGCGCATCTTCAAATACATCCCGTGCATAAGGCGTCAGTTCGATTGCCTCAGCCAGCTTATCCGGCATTTCGCGCAGCACCCTAAAGAAGTTCACAATATCACCGTCAATGTCGTTTACTGTTTCAATCGCAGATGGTGGCTTGTGAAACAACACAGCTCCAGAACCAAAGAACGGTTCCACATAGGACCTGTGAGCTGGCATAAGTTGGACTATTTCCTTCGCCATTCCCCACTTCGCACCCGGATAGTTTAGTAACGTTTTCATCCCCCATTCCCCTCTCCGCATTTCGCCATCTTCACCAGTTCCACCAGATCATAAAAATTGCTCGGATCTAGGCCGGTTTTCTTCTTGATCTTCCCCATATGGTATCTGATCGTGTTTCTGTGGAAATAGATTATCTTGCTGGCTCTCGTTGGATTCATGCCGCTTTCAGCAAGCGCCAGAACAACCTTGGCTTCTTTCGAGTTCACAAAACCGCTCCCCCTTTTCTCTGGAATGAAAAGCCCGGCGATGCCGGGCTCATGTTACTCGTCGCGGCTGTAGCTGCGGCCTTCTTTTCTCTCGATTTTCAGATCACCGTCGCCCTTGCATTTCACGCTTGCCTTGCAAATACTGCCGGCCTGTACGCTGAATCCGGTGATTACACCATCAATTACCATAATTGCAGCCCCCTTGAGCAGCTTTACAGCTTCATCCGGGATCGGAGCCGCTTCAATTGATTCCTCGCATTCGCAGCCAAAAAGCTCGTCGATGATCGCCTCGCTGCGCTCAATGCGTTCTTTTCGCTGACGGAATCGGCGCGCATCCGGGCAGTCGCATGCCATCGCGGCTGCTGCATCCGCAGGCTGCCCGCTCTCTTTGTCAATCGCAACAGCTTGTCCGCAGTATGGACAAACTGCAATTCCATCTAAAATCAGTTCATTTTTCACTGCTTATTCCTTCCCGGGAGTTTTCGGCCACATGTTGTTCATTGCAGTTTCCAACGCGCTGCATCTCGTTTTCCATTGCATGAGTTCTTTCCGCAAGCCGTCGTTTTCCACATCCCGTCTTATACATGCGTGGCGTTTTTCAACTTCGATGCTCTCTTGTAAGGTTTGAAACTCAATCTTTGTCACACAGTGCCGCCGTTTTTCATCCCTCAGTTCTTCGCGAAGTCTTTTCAGCTGTGCATCGTGTCGAAGCAGCGCATCAACTGCAATGCAAAGCCCGATCCAAACAAACAAGCCGATCAATACCCATGTGTCCATTCTCATATTTAACCTCCTAATTCCATTGGTGACCGGCGCGACACGCCGAATCTAGCTTTCTTTTGTACATCGTAAAAACTCATGTCCCATGCAAGTGCTGCCGAGCTCGCCGCATCCACCTTGCAAAGTGCATGGCAAATATGATCCGGTTTTCCATCCATCATGACCTTCATTTCCAGCATGATTCCATGGCTGCGCGGCAAGGAAAGGATTTCTTTTGCAGTCGGCTCATATACAGTCGCGAGATTGCGCGCCGTCTTAATATCCATCCCGAACTCGTTCGCAATCTTTTCAACAGCGTGCAGCCGGTTCTGTGCTGCGACAAGCTGCGGTTCCTCTCCTTCAATGCAAACTTTGAATAGTTCGCTGTATCGCCAGCCCTGGTAATCCGCGTCTGATTCATAATGTTTCCTTGCCGCCATTCCCAATCACTCCTTTACGGGTCGGCTCCCAATCTGATAAACAACCATATCGCGGGCTGTCTCGCGCCACCGCACATCCCATTGCTTTGCGGCTTCCTTCGTTGCTGCAAGCTTGTCCGGTGCAATTACAATCGCTTCATCATATCCCGCAAGCGATACGGCAAATCTATATCGTTTCATCAAGTTCCCCCTGAAATCGCGCCGCAATCACAGCGCGGTATAATTCGCATTTTTTGTAGTGCTCTTTGCAGAACACTTTCATTTGGACTAAAAGATCCTGCTTTTTACTGTAGATCTGTACAATGCTGGAATCCGGCCAGCAAAACCCATTGCAGGAAATGCTGTTCGCCGTCCGGCGCTGATAAAGCGGGCAGATAATCGCTTTGTCATCTGCAGTAACGCGGGTTTTCTTTGCCATTCGGCGGCACCTCCTGTCAATCTCCTGCTTCGCACAGAATCTTATATTCTTCGGGATGCCTTGCGTAGTATTCGCTCATTCGCTTCCCGATCCGTTCGCACATGATTTTTCCTACATCGTCCGGGATTCGGTCGATCTGTTCCGTTTTCCCATCTTTGATCAGAAACAGCCTTACGGTCAGTGGTTTTGCTTTCCCAGCCACTTGCATCCCCTCCTTCCAGATTCTTATGCGCAGCTGGCTTGTCAGTGTTCTTACCTTTTCTTACACCTGCTTGTCCTCCTTAAACAAATCATCAATTGTGCAGCCCAGGATTCGCGCAAGCTTCGGCAACTTCTCTGCAATCGGTGCGCTCCCGCCATTTTCCCACATGGAGATCGTCGGTTGGTTCACATCCATTGCTGCCGCAAGTTCCGTCTGCCGCATGCCTGCTGCCTTTCTCGCCTGTTTCAGTCCTTTCAATTTCTCGCCCCCTTGTTTTCTGCTCCCTGTTGTGCTATTTTTGTCACATAAGGAGGAATTTCCATGGATATTCGTTACCCGATCCTCGACACACTCTATAGCGCCCGGCTCTATATGGAGTACACAGATCTGCTTAACGCTCTCGCACCTGGCGGCAAAGATGGCGTCGGCGTCTCTTCCCTGCTTCGCCAGCTCCATAAGGACGGCTTTATTTCCGGAGAATTTCGTGCTTATCACTCCATCCACCTTGAGCCATCCGGTGTGCATCTGTATCTGCAGCTGCGCGAAGATATGCGCGAGGCAGAAGCCGAAGCAGAGGCCGTTCGTTTAAAAGAGTCCGAACGCCTCAAGGATGCAGCCAAGCAGATGGCCCAACAGCGCGCCCAGAAGAAGAAAGACCGTGCCTTTGATTTTCTGAAGCTCGCGCTTGGTGGAGTTATCACCCTGCTCGTCGAACATATCGATCAGATTATCGCGCTCCTCTCGTAAGGAGCGCTTATTTTTTTGTTTCTTCATACCCGCTCACCTCCGATATCGAGTTTGCTAATACGAATATATATTAGCAAAC